CTTATCAAAAAGGTGTGAAAATCTCAATCTCAATCGTCCAACAAATTTGCTGAATTTAATTTCGTCTCTAGAAATTTCTGAAGCACGACCCAATGAAAATCCAGAGTCAGCTTCCAAACGTGATATTGGGACATTCAAAGATTTATATAGTTTCTTTTGAAAATATAATACATCTTCGATTTCACCAAGGTTCTGTCCGCCAGGCAATGTAGTAATCTCCGTACCTCTACCACCTTCTCTACGAGGTAACCAGAAATCTTCCAACATAGTTTGGTATCTTCGATCATCTCTAACCTCACCGGTTTGAGCATCATACACCAACTTGTTTTTATACTTCTGCATTACATCGCGCAAGTATTGTTCAGCCTTCATCTTGGGAAGATTACCTACATCAATGTAAAAAATTCGACGTTCTGGTGCACGAGAAATTCTGTAGATAACAGTTGCATCTTCAAGCATTCGTAATTGATTTAGGGGCTTGATTGCTTTGTGTAAGTGTGATACAATATTACTACCCGTCTTGTCGTGTATGCCTGAATGTACATAACAGATAGAATCTGGCGCAATTTTTAAACCATTGTTGGCATCTTTTGCAAAACCTTTTTCCGAATACAAAAAATATTCTACAGGTTTATTATACAACCTATCAGAAACACCAACCGTTTTCGCATTCTTTGGTAACTCTTTTACTTTACGAATTTTACGTGGGTCAATGTAACGAAGTTCTTTTAATCCTTTCTTGGGAGATTTCTCATCAATAACCATATGGTAGTACAACTTTCCATCCACATACCAACGTCGAAAAATATCATACCCTAGATTATTAAAATCCATCAGTTTCATTACATGACGAAACTCTTCTCGAATTTTATTTTTGAATGATTCGGATTGTTTAATTTTATCTAAAATGATTTGGACGGGGTAATCATCATCAGCGTGCACAATAGTTTCATTGACAACATCATCGATAGCCATATCACACTCTGGTTGTGATGCCATTTCTCGATATTTGCGGATGGTTTCTGATTCGTTGCCGACCTTACCTTCTAAGTCGACATAGGTACCATAGACTCCACTGCCAGAAATTGCAATTGCAGCATCATCGTCTGTTGGTGGAACGAAAGATTTTAAAGTCGTAGACTCTAGTTCTTCCTTTCCAATTTTATATCCAAATAATGTAAACGCCATTTCAATATCCTATTTTAATTAATTCTATCCCTTATTTATAATCTTACAAAACAGACAAACAAAAAAAAGGAGGATAAATCCTCCTTTTTTATATCGCATAATAATTACTATATAACTAGAAGTTTTTCGTAGTAATACCCGAGTATTGAAACGTAACCGAAAACTCAGCAATCTGATCAAAATTATCGTAAGACATATCCATCTGAGCAACCTCAGTAGGGAAAGCTTGATCTAACTGATAACTTCTCAAATCCGCACCTGATACGTCAGTATGTGTTACAGTAACCGTGCCGTAATAACTATTATCGTCGTTTCCACCAGTAAGATCTTCCTGGCTAAAATCATATCTTTTAATATAATTCGTCCACTGTTCCATAAGCTTATGAACACCCATTGTTTCATCAGCGATGAATGTTACCTGCCATTCATTGAAGATTCTGTCGCCGGGAACTTTAAGTCTTCGGCCACCAATGTGTGGAATTTCTACAATACCCATCGTAAATGCTGGGATTGTAGTTGCTTTTGCTAAGTATCTAATATCCGCTATGGGTGCCGCACCAACTGAGCCGGCTGCCGGTCTTGGCACGGACATTGTAACATAAAAGTTATTAGGACGAGCCGCAACACCAAGCTGATTTTTAAATGTATTTAAATCTAATGACATTATGGTTCTCCTTATGTGTAATCACTAGTTGTGAAATATTCATAGACCCAAGTCACAGTATACTCCTCAATTGCGTCAGTTGTGTCGTAGGACAAATCTATCGCACCAATTTCACTAATGAAACAATTTTGCAAACTGTATGTTCGAATAGGGGTTCCAGCGTTGTTGAGTTGTTCTATTTTAACAGTGCTTGTGTCCGAACTTCGGTCACCCAAAAACGTGTCACTATAGTCTGTTGTGTTGAACTTTTCTTGGAAATCTTCCAGAGCTGCTCGCACCGTAAAGCCTTGATCACTTATTACGGTAGCTGTCCATTCTGCAAAAGTTCTATCTCCAGCAATTTTTAATCTGCGACCCCGAAACGGGACTTCAATAATACCTAAAGTAGATGCAGGTAACGCGGCCGCTTTCGTTAGAAATCCGGCCTGTGTTGCTAGGCCGATTGGTGAAAAAGCTGTCGTGTCATATGTCACTTTAAATAAATTCGAACGTGCGCCAACACCAATAGCTGACTTCAACGATTGTAATGTAGTAGTAGTTGCCATTTTTATTTCTCCTTAATTGCTATCTATTAACCACCAATCTCAGCGAAACCAGCTGCACCAGCAACAGAAACAAAGTTGATCTGGATGAAGTTAATAGTATTAACTGGTTGAACAAAAATGTCACAAACAAATTCATTAGACTGAACTACAGAATCTGGATTGTTCGTATCGTCACAAATAACCCTAAACTGCGTAATCCCTCGGCCGCCCTGAACAGAACGGAGATAAGAATTAACAATGTTAGTGAAAGAAGAACGAGTAGCACCCGTGTTCTGATCGAACAAAATGTCACCAGCAGAATCACCAATTACTTCTTCGATTGTGATAAACAAACGACGAACATTGATACGACTGAAAGCAGTTTTCTTCTGAGTGAAAGTCTTATCACCGAAAAGAACTGTTCCACGACCTGGCTGTGAGAAGATTGGATTAACACCTAACTTGTAAAGTGTATCCCTTTCACTTTGTTCTGGATTCCATGCCAACCGAACTGAGTTCAAGATTCGACCAGACTCATAACCAGCAGGAGAGAACCAAGGAGCAGAGTTGTTGTCAACTCGTGCCATACAACCAGCAACATCAGCAGCACAAGGAACATATACATATACGTCATTGTAACGATCGTATGCATATTTCCAGTTAGAATCTGCAACAGCGTATGTTGAATTCGTAACTGATGCGGCATATGTTGAAATGTCAGTAACTTCTGATCCAGCATTACCGACAACGTCAGCATATAAGGGTGAGAAGACTGCAACACAATCTTTGCGAGATTCAGCAATCGTGACTGCAGCATTAACTACTGCCGCATCACCTTGTCCGCAGACCAAGAAGTCTACAGTTAAGTTTTGTTTGTTAGCAAAAATTTCCATACCAATAACACGTTCTGATGAACCGACTGCAGTACCTTCAGCACCACCAGCAAGTGATTCTACGTGAACGTTTGTTCCATCACCATCAGCAAATGTTGTTCCTGCTGCTGCAGTTCCCCAGTTGGCTGAACCTGTTACAGTTGCAGTACCACCAGAAACATAAGTCACAGTAGGATCAGCTGCAGTAACGCGGAATGTAGTAGCAGTAAATCCGTCAGACAAGATCGTGAATGACCCGTCAAACGCACTGCTGGGTCCACTGTCGATAACACCAGCAACCACTACCGTTTCACCAACTAAGAAACCATGTGGTGCAGTTGTAGTGTAATCGATGTGGTCAGTATCAAATGATGCAGCAGAAACTGTTGCATTTCTGGTATTAGTTTCTACGTGATTAGCCCAACGAATATACTGTGAAGTGTTGTTGATTACGTTCTTGTAGTAGTTTGTTCCACCGTCGATCTTGCGAGCGTCAGAAGCTTTAGATACGGATTCGAACTTCTCAAGAAGTGTGCCAGGCACACCAGTGATCTTTCCGTCTTCGTCGATAACTGCAACGTGAAGTTCGTCATTTGATCCGCCGAGGGCGGCAACAAAATCAGAAGTTCCAGGCGCAACATCAAAGAAACCTTTAAAATCTGAGAAAGTTGGGTCAGCGAAACCAGTAGAATTTTCGCAAATCACAACTTTAAGTGAGTTACCCAAAACACCAGCGTGTTTTGCAATCCAGTGGCCGGAACTAGTTAAGGTTGCAGAAAGATATGCATCATCGTTCTTTATAAGAGTACCGGATCCAGCAGAATCCGCGTTTAAAACACCAGTACCAGCAACACGTACAACGTACTGTGACGCTGAGTATGCAAGATAACTTGATGCAGATAAAAAGTCTACGTTATTTGTTAATGAGGGCTTGCCAAATTTAGAAAGCAAGTCTGTTTCACTATTGACCAAAGTCGCTTCGTCAATTGGACCCCAACTAAAAGCACCAACAGCCGCTGCTGTCGAAGTGCCGATAGATCCGACTGAGGCTACCTGATCCGATTCGGTCAATTTAATGCCGGGTGATTGTAGGTTAATTGCCATTGTTTTTTCTCCTTCGTTAAGATTTTATAGTCGAAATACTCAAAATCATTTTGATGTTACCATTTATTT